CATTTATTTATATTATAATTATTAATTTTATTTTTAAATTAAAATATAATTTAATTAAATTTTATTTTTAATTAAATTATATTTTAATTATTTACTAGAAACTATTACATTACAAAATGGAAAATTATAATCAAGAATATAAAATATTACTGTATTAAATGTTATAATAAATAATATTTTTTCATTAATTGAAAAATCAGTATATAATATATAAGTTAAAAAAACATAGTTTAATAAAATATTTAATAATAACTTAATTGATTTATATAATATAAAATAATTATTATCAATTGATATATCCATTTCTATATAATATGAATTAATATAATAAATTTTAATTTAATATAAAATAATAAATTATTACATTTTAATATAAAATATTTATATATTTATTTATAAATATATAAAAATTATTAAGCCCGTGAAAAAAACACTTGTGTTTTAACTTGTTTTACCACATCAGTATTAAGCACTAAAGTATTCCCAGTAATAGTATATTCTGATCCAACACTTCCAATAGTTGTAGAAAGAATACGAAATGTATCACCGTCTGGAACATAACATAATGTTATGATGGTGTGAGTATTAGTCAATTTCGTATTTTGTCGGATTGTAAAAGCAGGACAAGCTTTTTTATTATTAGGTAACATACCAAATATTTGTGGTACTAAAGTCATCTCAGCTCTCTCAGCTAGAATAATACAATCATTCACATTTTGACAATATGATATTTTAGCTAATGCTATTAATTCTTCAGCTTCAACAGTAATCATTGCTTCTGATGATAATAAAGACATTGCATTATTAACTATATCACTATTTAAAATAGTTGAGCCTACCATTTGACACGATATGCCTGCAAACATTGCAAACATGTGATTTGACACCAAAGCAATATTTTGCTGAACAGTTCCACATACCTTATGTCGTGTGTAAAATACACCAGCTTCTATTGCACCTTGTTTTACACCCTTTGTAGCTAAGGTATTTAAGACCATCACAGCTGCATAAATTTTAGTTCCAGTATTAATTACTACTTCAATATCTTTTTCTGTAATTGAATATAGTGTTGGTGATTGCTGTTCTGATTTCATATTCTTAATAAATGATGCTTGAGGTAGATTACCATTTGATGCTTGATGAAGATTACTTGTTGATGCTTGATGAAGATTGCTAGTTGATGCTTGAGGAAGATTACTAGATGATGCTTGATGAAGATTACTTGTTGATGCTTGATGAAGATTGCTAGTTGATGCTTGATGAAGATTACTTGTTGATGCTTGATGAAGATTGCTAGTTGATGCTTGATGAAGATTACTAGATGATGCTTGAGGAAGATTACTAGATGATGCTAAAGCGGGACTACCAAAAATTGGTTGTTGGATATTGCTAAAAGGATTCGATTGTATTGTTAAATCTCTTACAATTGGGTGACCAATGTTTGGAGTTTGTGTAGAATATGTGGCAACTATGTAACCACATATCAATAATATGATAGATAAACGAAACATTTTAAATATAAATTCTTATTCTTAATTTGATGTGTTCATTAATAATTTATTTTTTCAATTTTTTATTATTTTTCAATTCTTAATCAAAAAAATAATAAGTATAATAATATTACATATTATATTTAATGCATATATATAAAAATTATATTTTTAACCATTCTAATGTATTGGGTACCATATACAATACATTATTTTGTATCATTGTATTAGTATCTGAAGCCTTAAAATATGAAACATAAATATGCTTTCCAATACATATTTCGTTATTTAGTGGACAAATTTCGAATTCAATCACTAATAATATGTATATACCATTTTTATAATGGGGACTTATCGGAAATGAAATTATCATTTCTGGATTAAATAATATCATATTTATATATGAAAACGATGATACTTGTGTCGCTATAGCTGATAATTGTATCAACTGTTCAGTATAAGGTATTCCTTTACAAAATGGTAATGATATATCATTTTGACACAAATTATTAGCAGTACGTATGCCTAAATTATGCACATATTGTTCATATTCTAGCAAAGGTGTTGCTGTTGGCAATACTATATAAGAACTAGTTAACTCATTTAATGATATTGATAAAATTGTACCAACAATTAGGCTTATTCCACCCGTTGGAATAGCTAGCATTGCTATTATTTTAGTTGTAATCGCAAAACTAGCCGTACCAGCTATGATTGGATTCAATGATGGTGCTAATAAAGGTAATCCTTTTTCTATATTATATCCAATATCACTAGAAAATATAATATTACTATTTAAATTGATTGTTGATTCTGTTACTATATCAGGAACATAAAAAAGTCCTGCACACAAGCATCCAAATGTTAATGGTAACCAAAACATGATAAAATTAATTATACTCTATAAATTATAATATATATTTATATTTTTCAATTTTTATCTAGAAAAATAAAGTTAAAAATATAATAAAAAAATATAATAAAAAAATATAATAAAAAAATATAATAAAAAAATATAATAAAAAATATATTTCTTAAAATAAATAACATTTAATTTAAGAATTTAATTAATAATTCATAAACTTTATAAAAATCTAAACACTAGGATAAAATTCCCATTTAACATCTTTACATATTTTTTTCCATATTTCATCTTGAGCCCTTAATTTAGTTCTACTTTTAAGTAATGGAAAACATTTTATATACTCATCTAATTCTAAAAGTTGACAAAATTTATGTAAAACATATGAATAACTAAGAAAATTAATTCTTGTTTTAGGACAATATTTTTCAAATGGTTCCTGAATTAAATCAAACATTTTTTTAAACTCATTTTCTACTTCTCTACTAATTGTTGGAGCTGGTTTATTAGTTATTTTTGATTTAATATATGGAATATGTTCATAATAATCATTTAATTTTAATTTTTTAAGAATAAATTTAAATTGTGTTAATGATATTTTATCTATTTTTTTTATTCTCATTTTTTTTAATTCATTTACTATTAATTCAATTATTTCATTATTAATTTCAGTTGATTCTTTCGCTTGAAATTGACTTAACCCTTTTGTGGACTATACCTTAAGCTCAAATATTATTTATTATATAATAAATAACTTACATTTGAACCCACATCCATCTAGTCTCTGAACCTTTTTCAATATATGAATATTGAAACTTGGATGCGGATTGTCTTGTTTTATTCTAATATTTTTACCGTTGGGGATGGCTATTAACCATGTTCCTCTTAAAAATCACTAATTAAGAGTGGTAATTAGAATCAATGACGTTCCCGCAATTTGAATGTGTCGCATTAATATATATATAATACTAGCATAAACTTTTTACCAATAATAATTGGAATTTATGCTTTTACGAGCAGTTAAATACGATAAAATTAATATCCACTCGCAAAAATGATTTTTTCTCTTATAAGGAAATGTTGGTTTTTCTATCATAGGATCTTTATAACTTGTTGTATCACTTTCAATTATACAACGTTCTACATCACCACACTTAATACATGCATATATACCCTCTGAATAAATTAATATTTTATCTATATTACAATTTCCACAAACTTTATTTGATTTTTTCTGTGCATAATAGCCCTCTAATAAAGTTTTATAATCTTCATATAATGAAGCTCTATCTAATTTTAATTTTTTATTTTCATTGTCATTCTCAAATAAATTATTGGAATTATCATTAATTTCATTAATATCTTTATTATCTAAACTATTATTTATTTTTTCATCTAATTTATTATCTAAACTATTATTTTCATCTAATTTATTTTCTTGATTATTACTTAATTCTTTTGTTGAATCTAAATAATCAAAAATATTATTATTATCTTTAATTAAAGATTCAACGTTTTTAACACGTTTACGTGTAATTTTTTTTTCTTTTCTCTTTAATTTTGATAAATAATTTAACATTTCTAATTTATCTAATTTTTCTTTTTTAGAAAATATTCCAATATCATTTAATTCAGAATCAAAACTATTTTCATTTTCATTTTCATTTTCATTTTTAATATTTAAACTAGTCTCATTATTTTCTGTATTAATTGTATTTATATTATTATTTTCAATTAATAAGTTTTTTAATTCAGAATTATTACATGCATTATTCCCATCAATTATATCATAATAATTAAATAAAATTTCATATGTTCTACTATAATAATCTAATTCAGTATCATAATTTTTAACTTCAATAATTTCAAATTCTAAATTTTCTATTTCAGTAATAAGTTGAGATTTTAATGTTATAAAATTATCATCGATAATATTATTATTTATTTCATTTAATTTTTTTTTTAATTTATCTAATTTTAATTCCTTTTTAGGCAAGTTTTCTCTTTTTTTAATTAAATCTTCACAAATTTTTGTATGAGAGCTATCTAAAGTACTAATATTTGTGAGATATTTAATTTTATCAGGTTTAAATTTAAACTGATAACTGTTCATATATATGAAATTATACAAAGTTCTTTAAATCTTATTTAATTATTTTTTAATCATTAAAATTGATATTTTTCATAAAAATACAATAATATCGTCCTCTTATTTATTTATTATATTTTTAAAATATTTTAAATATATAAAGCAATTTTAATATAATATAAAAAAAATTTATTAATTATAAAATTATTATTTTTTTTTTTTTCTAAACCTATAATATATAATAACACATGGGTGGTGGTTTAATGCAATTAGTAGCTTACGGTGCTCAAGATGTATATCTTACCGGAAATCCTCAAATTACTTTTTTTAAAGTAGTATACAGAAGATACACAAACTTCGCTATAGAAACTGTTGAACTTACTCTTAACGGAACTGCTGATTTCGGAAAGAGAGTTACTGTAACTATTACCAGAAATGGTGATCTTGTTACTAAAATGTACCTTAGAGTTGAATTAGGTCAAGTAACTATGAACAATGTTCCAGGAACTGAACTTGAAAGAAGCAAATATTTATTTGGCTGGGTTAGAGAAGTAGGCAACTTCCTCATTGATAATATCCAATTTGAAATTGGTGGTTCTCAAATTGATAAACACTGGGGTCACTGGATGAGCACTTGGCACGATCTTACTAAAGATGTCAACACTGAACCAGCTTACAATGCTCTTGTTGGAAATGTTGATGAACTTACTTTACTTAGATCTCCTGATTCTCAAGGAAACTTTACTCAAAACTATATCATATTCGTTCCTTTAGTATTCTGGTGCAACACTAACACTGGTCTTGCTCTTCCTTTAATCGCTCTTCAATACCACGAAGTCAGACTTTGGATCGAAATTAACCCCTTCCAAGAATTAATCTGCTATTCTAACAACCTTACTCTTTCTAGACTTGGAAACGGTATCGGTGTTATGGCAGATATGTCTTTACTCGTTGACTATGTTTACATTGATACTGAAGAAAGAAGAAGATTCGCTCAAGTTGGACACGAATACCTTATCAATCAACTTCAATTTACTGGTGTTGAATCTGTTAACAACAACCCTCTCAGAGTTAAACTTGGTTTTAACCATCCTACTAAAGAACTTATTTGGAATATCAAATCTGGTGATTACATCTCTGGTAATTCTCCATTCCTTTGCTATTCTAACAGTGATGACTGGACCCTTGCTCTTCAATACGCTGCTAACAATGTTATCAGTGGTTCAGTAACTGTTGGTGACACTAGTGCAATCCCTGTTCCTACTCCTAACGCATCTCCAGAAGTCAACATTTCATCTGTTCTTTATGATAACTGGAACACTGTTAACCCTGTTAACACCAACACTACTAATAACTCTAAATATTCAGTATTTACTTATGTTGCAGGTCAAGGTGTTGATGATTCTCAACCTCCTAGCACTTATGCTAAACAATTATATGTTCAAGCCAATGGTCCTAGTGCTGATACTTCCAACGTTAACTTTAAATTTAGACGTGATGTTCTTACTAACCCTCAAAAACCTGGTTACAACCTCGGTGATTATGTTACTAAATTCGTCGTTCTTGTTTATTACAACGTTATCTCTGCTGATGGTTCTGGCAAAGTTGGAACTCTTACTTACTCCGTTAAAGCCGTTGAACAAGATATCACTGTAAGAGATGTTTCTTGCCCCGTTGCTAGTTGGACCGATAACAGATATTCCTCTAACAGTGGTGTCAATGGATACTCTGATATGGATATCTGGGCAATTCTTCCAACTGTTACCGGTTTACTCATCAACAACAAATATAACCCCGTTAAAACTGGTCTTATCCAACTTAACGGACATGATAGATTTGATGCCAGAGAAGGAGCTTACTTTAACCTTATCGAAACCTACAACTATCACAGTTCTACCCCTAATAACGGTGTCAATGTTTACTCATTCGCTCTTCACCCTGAACAACACCAACCTTCAGGCACTTGCAATCTTTCCAGAATTGATAACACTACTATCATTCTTAACCTCTGGACCGATACTCCTTATGCTGATCCTTCAAGAACTCCTCCTCCTCTTTCAGTTGTTGGTCCCTCTTCCGAATGCTATATCTATGACACTAACTACAATGTTTTAAGAATTATGTCAGGAATGGGAGGCTTAGCCTATAGCAATTAAGTTACATAATACTCAGTACATTCAAGTTAGTATTATCGCGCTTATATACATTTTTTACAATTAAAATATTATTATAAAATAATATTTATAAAAATTGATTTAGAACTAAAATATGATAATAATTTACATATATAATATAAATGGAAAATCAAGATGATATTCAAATATTAGAAAATGACAAAATAAAACCAAAAAAAAAAATAGCTCCTTCACGTTTAGCACGTCAAGAAGTGCACATGTGTTATATGGTTAATCAAAAAAAAGAACCCTGTTCGTGGAGAGCACTTTCAAATGATAAATTATATTGTAAACGACATAGTATATATGAAAATGTTTATACAAAAGAAGATATAGTAAATTTACAATTTTGTTCAGGATGTAGAAATCCATTTGATCCAATATTAAATGAGAATAATAAAGATTGTAAAATATGTGAAAAATGTCGTAAAAGATGTGAAAAAGTAAGAGAAGAAAATAAAAAAGAAATTATTAAATGTATTGGTTTTACAAAACAAGGAACACCTTGTCCCTATCAAGCTAAAGATAATTCTGATGTTTGTGATAATCACATAACTTGGAAAAAATATAAAGATACAATAGATTCTGGAAAAAATATGTGTAAAAATTGGGAGAGAGGGTGTTTTGAAATTATAAGTTTAGACAAAAAATTTTGTACTAACTGTAGAATTAAAGAACAAAATAATGATAATAAACTTAATAAAATAAAAATAGAAAAAGCTATAGAATATAATAAAAATAATAATGATAATAAAATGTGTCAAGGTTGTAATAAAATTATAAATATACATAATTTCAAAAATAAAAAATGTCTAGATTGTTATGAAAGTTATAATAAATGTCAACAAAATAGAAAACCAAAAGATCCTTTACTTCGTAAATTATATGATTATAAAACATCAGCTTCTATTAGAAAAATAATTTGGAATTTAACAGATGATGAAGCTAAAGAATATTTTAAGAATAAATGTCATTATTGTAATAAATTAGGAGGATATAATGGTATTGATAGAATAGATTCCAATAAAGATTATTCAAAAGATAATTGTGTTAGTTGTTGTAAATTCTGTAATATAATGAAATATAAGTATGATCTAAATAAATTTTTAGAAATGATTACATATTTATTATCTGTAAATCTTAAAATTGATAGTAAAATAAATACTAAATATAAAAATCATTTTATCTATAGTGAAAATACTAGATATTCAAAGTTTATTTATGAAGCTAAAATGAGAAAAATTAATTGTGAAATTTCAAAACAAACTTATCTAAATGTTATTAAACAAAGTTGTAATTATTGCCATAATGATTTTATAAATGGTTGTAGAGGAATTGATAGAATAAATTCTAAAATTGGTTATATTTATGGTAATATTGTTCCTTGTTGTTATAGTTGTAATATTATGAAAAATATTTTATCAGTCGAAGAATTTTTTCATCATTTGCTTAAAATTTATAAACATTCAATATTAAAGGAAGTAGATAATGATGAGGATTTTCAAACAATACAAGATAAAATAAAATCATTATGTAAAAATGTTAAAACTATGCAACACGAAAAATTTTATAAAAATGATGAATTTTATCAAAATCTTACTTATAATTCTATAAGCTTTGATGATATTTCAAATATAAAAATTCAATTAGAATTTGTTGAAAATGATAAACAAATGGATATATGGAATTATTATAGAAAAAATGTTTCTAGTTTAAAAAAAAATATTGGTGCTAAATTAATTGGAAGACAAATATATATTCTCGTTAAAGATTCAATTACAAATAAATATTTAGGAATTATTAGTTTAAGCAGTGATGCTTATTCTTATGAAAAAAGAGATGAATATATTCAATGGTCTAATGAAGATAAATGTAAAAAATTAAAATATATAATGAATATGAGTACTTGTGTTCCATTACAACCATTTGGTTTTAATTTTACCGGTGGTAAATTATTAGCAATGTTAGCTTTTTCAAAAGAAGTTCAAGAATATTATTTTAATAAATATAAAGAACCATTATTAGGAATAACTACAACTTCATTATATGGCAAATCAATTCAATATGATAAACTTAAAGAATTAACATTTATTGGTTATACAAAAGGTAATAGTGTTAAAGATGTTCCTTCCGAAGTAACTAACATATGTAATCAATATCTTAAATTTGAATATGGTTATAATTATAAACTTGCTAAAAAATTTATTATTTTACAATCAGCTTTTGATAAATTAGGTATTTCTAAAGAAGAAATATTAACATCAAATCCAAAAGGAATTTATTTTGGTTTTACTAGTGATAAATCAAAAGATTTCTTGTCTGGAAAAATAAATGATATTCTTAATATTTCTAATGATGAAAAAATATTAAATTGCGATTCTATCTTTACAAAATGGCTTAATAAATATGCTAAAAATAGATTTAAGAGTCTAACAAAAAATAATAATATGAAATTACTTTATATATTAGAAAAATAAATAGTTAAGTTTTATAAATTTTACAAATAAATATTTATATTAATTCAAAATATTCCTGTAATATTTCATTAATTTCTGATTGTGTTACAATTATGGTAATTTTTTCTAATAATAATTGATTACTATACGGAAATATAAGTTTTTCACCATCTTGATTAATTCTTAGATAATAAAATAGTTTTTTATTTAATTTTAATTTTTTTATATATTCTTTAACTTTAGTAATAGAATAATTAGTTTTTGCTTCTAAAATATTTTTTTTCAAAAATATAATTGCTGTAATAATAAATAAAAAAAATTCACCGCTGTTTGAATCATATAAGCGATAATCTATTATTGATATTTTATCAATAATAGCATTTATTAATTTTAATGTTAAATTAATATATTTTGAGGATTTTTTATTATTATTTATAAATGCTAATAAGGCCGTCATATTTTCATTAGTATTTGGGATAAAAAAAAAATCTTGATTTGTTATAGCTGGGTTAGAGTTATTTATAGTTACTATTAAAGTTTCTAATAATAATATATAATAATTATCTATTATACTTCTTACGTCAAGAGATTTAACATTGTGTTCATAATTTGTTAAATACGTAAGTAATCTCTTTATTATTTTATTTTGATCTATTAAACTAAAATTTTCTTTTTTGTATAAATTTAAGATAGTACACATATAAATTATATTATAAATTTCGTCTACAGTTGTACTAGATACGCTTAAACCTGGAAATGCTGCATTTATTTCAAGCGCTTCGTCTTCTTCTAGTGTTCCTCCTATTTGATTATTCAATTGAATGTATTTACTCTTATATTTTAAATACTTTTTTTCGTAATTCATGATATATATATATATATAAATATTATTATTTTTTTTATTAAAATAAATAGTTATATTTGTTAATCTTAATGATAATAATCTATAATTACATATTTATTATCAAGATTAAGAGGATAAATAAATATTACATTTCCAAAAGAAGTTATTTCCATTTTAAACGTTTTTATAAAAGATGGTAAATTAAAACTAAGATATGAATTTATTAATAATGTATTTGGTATTGTATTCAATAAAGATGTTAATTTTCGATCAACATCTTTTTCTAAAATGCTACGTATATCTTCATCTTTATTAATTTTATTTGATATATAAATTAAATTACCTAAAATATTTTCATATTCTTTAAATATTTTTCGTGCATTAACTACTAAACAATAATTTTCAATTTTAAATTTATTTATAATATAATTTATAATTTCGGATGAACTAAGATTATTCATTTTTTCCTTTGATATTTTAAATGTTAATTTTTTCTTTTTAGTAACCACTTTTACTAAATTTTTACAATTAACATTTGCAATCATTTTAATATTATTATAATAATAATTTATAAGGTTAGTATTTAGAGTATAAAAATTAAATTTAAAATCTTTTATTTCATCTTTATAAATTTCATCTATTTTTTGTATTATTAAATTTATACTATATGCATCATAAAATAAGTGACTAAAATTTACTATAAACTTTTTTTTTATTATTAATATATAAATATCTTTATTTAATGCATCATAACTAATTTTTTTTTTATTTTTTACTAA